GCCACTCCCGGTTCACACGTGAACTCCACTAACTCAAAATTGCTCGAATTCAATACGGCGTTGCCGTCGGTAAAAGTCACAACTGGACTCGCCACACTCGATCCGCCGTTTCCATCCAAAGCTACAATCGCGTAACTGTAATGCGTGGAGCCGGTTGTCCCATAACTTCCTCCTATTGGCGTACTCGGATTGGCGACTTGCGACATGGAAAGCGAGGTCATTCCCGTCACGGCCGCGCCAAACGGCACCGCTCCCCCGTACGGCGCGAGACCGTTCAAGATCCACGTTCCCGCCGTAACCGAAGGAATATTGGCGTTGGCATTCATGAAGGCAAACGCGGTGGAATCGGTGGGCCAATAGTCATCGACAACATAGGCCGCATTGAGACTCGTAAATTCGCCGTCGGGACGTTCCGCGTACACGGCAATTCCCGTGGAACTATGACCCTGGCCTCCAGAGGCGTGAAATAATCCACCCACAAAAAAACCGCCCATGTCCGGGAACGATCCCGGAGGCGAATCGTCGGCAGCATACCCTTCCGCGCCGATGATGGTCGGATAACCGGCTGTCGTTGCCCCCGCGGTCCGTTCGGCGAAACCGAAAAGACCGCGAAAGGGCACATTTTGAATGACACCCGTAGCCGTTTGCAAACTGGCCGTGCCGTGCAACGCGCTGACTCCATAGTCAATCCCCGTAATCGTGGGATTGCCGGAAACGTCGAATTCGGAATACAACCCCCACCAACCTCCGGTATAAGTATCGGTATCCGTGCTTAAATCATCCGACAGAATGAACATGCCCGCCGGATCGCCTGTAGGACTGGGCCGGTTGTAAATTCCCACGGCGCCCCCATACGAGAAATTTTGAGACCCCGTGGTCGATGGATTTAGTCCAGTCGTGTTGAAAAGCACGGGCCGCGTAAACGACAGAATTCCGGCTGGACTCGCGTTGCCATTGAATTGATGCCAAATCACGTTGGTATCGACGCACGCCTGCTCCTGCCAAGTGGAGGCCGTATCCAGCAACCATTCCACGGGATTCAATCCGCTGCTGCAATTCGACGCGCTTCCCGGCGAAGGAGGCGAGACAACACCGCCCGCCGGACTATACCAATCGGTCGAAGCCGTAGTTTGTCCGGTACCCGTCGGCGTCAGACTCGCGCCCGTTCCAACCTGCATCGCCGCTTGCGTGTTGTCGCCGGACGTTAGGGTATCGAAATTCGTCGCGCCGCCGCCTCCCAAAAGATTTGCCGCCACGACCGTCGAAGCATTCAGCCACACCGTGGCCGTGCCCGAAGTCCACGCGCTCACGCAAAGCAGAAACGTGTCTCCGGCGGCCACCGCCGAGGTGAACGAACCGGCCGCCGTGATGGTCGATTGCGAGGTTTGCGAGCCGTAGGGCGTGACGCTGGTGTTGTCCGGCGTCTGGCCTTGGATGGAGATTTCCGGCTGCAAGGTCATAGTGAACGTGCCTTTGACCTTGATGCCGATGGTCGCTTGCGCCGTGGTTTCAATGACGGCGCAGGGCGAAGACGCGCTCGATAAAACGAACGGCCCCGCCTTCGACTGCGCCCAAACCGGCGGACTCAAGGCGAGAGAGAGAAACAGCACATAGATGCAGCGGCGCAGGTTCATAGAAAAATCCTTTCGGAGAAAAATCACTGGCTGGTAAAAATCGCGACGTTCAACCATGAATTTTGCGAACTGAATTGCGAAGCGGCCTTCACGGTGATCGCCTGCTCGGATTCCACGACGAGAGAAAATGTGGCCGTCCCTCCATTGGAATAGGTGACCGGCGAATAACTGGCCGCCGTGGCGTGAAATTCGGTAGTCGGGCCTACCGATCCGGTCGTGTTCGTGCCACCCGTCGCATAAACGTTCGAACCATCGCTCACCCAATATTCCACGCCGCCGGCGTTCGACGTTGTAGCTCCCACTAAGTAACTGACGAATGCACGGCATGGACATCCCGCGCTCGGCATGGTCACGCTCGTCGTCATGACCGTGGTCGGACTGCCCGCTGAAATGGAAGCGTCATTGGCGAGCGTCGTAATTGAATTGGCTTGTATCGCCACATCCACCGTGCAAGTCAGCGGCAACGTTCCACTGAAAAACAGGTGCGATCCAGCCGCGCATGTTGGAATGGTCGAAGCCGTGGGATCGGCGCTGGTTTGCCCCACTGCGATTTGATTGTTCCCCAGCGCGAGGCCGGTTATGGCGCTGCCGTTGCCTTCGTTCAACGAGATCGAATGCGTTGCCGCGCCGGAGTTTGCATCCCCCGAACCTCCCGGAACAATGGTTTGCCCGTTGACCGTGATATTGAGAACGGAGCTGCAACTCGATCCCGAAACCAAACCGGAATTTGAATCGGTACAAACCGGAGAATTCACCGCCAGTCCGTGATCGACGATGTTCCCCACGGAAATTTCCGGGCCGGGACTCGTCACACAGGGACCAATAGCCAACGCCGTCGTACCGTTCCAGACAAACATCTGGGTGCTGATTTGATTGGCAACCGCTCCAATTGTGCATCCTCCCATGGAATTCGACGGCCATGAAAATGTATGGCCTCCCGAAGCATCCTGCGCGATTTCAAACGTGATATATCCCGGCGGCGTCACTCCTACGGCCGTGAGCGGCTGCGCGCTGGCGTTGCCCGTGAGCTGCATTTCAAAAAGTTGGTTTTGCGAAGAAACGGTGAAAACCGGCGTCGCTGAGTACGCGACCACCGTGGTCAACGTCGTGCTTCCGCCGCCGATGCCATTCACCGTGTAGAGTGTCGATCCAGTTGAACAGTTTGTGCCACCCTGACTCATGACTTTGTAGGTATAGGCTTGACCGGCCGCAAGCCAGATATTCGCCGTCCCACCCGCCGAGAGGATCACTGGATTCTGATTTAAGGTTGTCCCGGTGTAGTCCGTGTAAGTGCCCAGCGGCGAAGTCGAATTCACCTGGTAAGTGAAGACGCAGCCAAAGGCGTTCGGCTGGCCATCCTGGGTATAAGAGACGAATTGGGGCCACGGGGAGATCACCACGGCGGTTTGGGCGGCGCAGAAAGTGACAAAAAGTGTCAGTAACAGGCCGGTAATAGCCAGTAAGTGCCGTAGACGAAGCGAGTTAGATGCGGGAAGATGGGACATCGGAGGAACCTATGAAAAAGATTTCGATTTCTGCTGCGTTGATCGGTTTACTCTTCTACGCGACGTTTCTTGCGGCATCGACTTACTACAAATTGGAGTGGGTTAAGCGAGTCGATCAAGACTTATACTCCGCCAAAAGCGGAACGGCCAAAGTGTTGATCGAAACAAAGTTTTGTTACGAGATCGCCATCGGCGACGATGCTACGCTGAAATACGACGCCTACTCCTACGACAATAAGATCATCTTCAACAACGATCAGAGTTGTGATGTGCAAAAAGTCATCGTCCAATGACTGATTCCATCGGCTACGAACTTATTACCGAAATCCAGCGCGAGGTCTGGAAGTGCCAGGGCGCGTGCGGGAAATTCCGCCATCGCACCGTTCGTCCCGGCATTTTGCCCGCCATTTGTTGCGGCGTTCCGGCTCGGCTTTGGGACCGCTACCTCTATCCTGAAATCGTGAACATCGAGGAACCGGTTGTTTCCCGTTCCGCTACTGAGTAACTTTCGCCGGAGCCATTCTTCGCACCATGATCGGAATTCGTTTGACTCCCGCACGCTCGGCGGCAATGGCGCGGGCGCGGCCATCCACCTCCACGATGTTGTTCTCGGCGTCTCGGGTTTCCAGTACCGGTTCAACCGGCTGACCGTTCTTGTAAGACTCAGTAAGCTTTTGAACATATTGCTCAGTTTGTTCGGGACTCATGCCGCGCGTTTGCTCACGTCCCGAAACCAAGCTCTTGGTATCCACGCCCCAGCGTTGCGTCAGTTCCGCCGGATCGGCAGTGGTCATCACGCCGCCTTTCGGAACTTCAAGATTGGTAAATGAAGATTGTGGAGCTACGCTCGCCGCTTGCGCGCCCGCTTGGGCTTTCGGAATAATCGCGCCCTCCGCGTTTTGCATGGTGCCAGCGATGACCGGTTTCCCGTTTTTTGCGACCAGCACGGTACCCGCGCCTTGCTTGATATTTTTCGTCCAGGCCGCGCCCTGCGAGTCCGCTTTCTCGAAGGCATCGACTTGTTCCGGCGTAACTTCGCCGTGCGTGTAACTTTGCCCGTTTTTCAGGACTGCCGTAAATTCCTGCGCTTCGGGATCGTACTTGTATCCCTTGAGCAGCGAAGAATCGACGGGCGTGAAGCCTTCCGGCAACTTTCCCGACGCCACGGCTTGCGCCGCCGGCTGGTTTCGCAAGGAAACGCCGCGCACCAGCGGCTGTCCGCCGGTCGCTTGATTTAATACCTCTTCAAGTTTTGCGGGCGTGACCGGCGCGGCGGGCGCGGCTTGCGGTTGTCTCGCAGCCAGCACATCGGAAAATTCCGGGCGACCCGTGGCGGGGTCGGTGACCACGGTACGGGTCGCCGGTGGCGCTTCTTCGCCCGCATAGGGAACATTCGCTTCGGTCGCATCGAATGGCTGCGCTTTGGCGGCCGCTTCCGTGCCCGCTTTGTAAACGTCGGCTGCAACATCTCCCACGTAGGGAATGCGCCGAATGGCCGCTACCGGCAACTTTTTTGCCGCGGCCGTGACGCCCGCTTGCAACGATGGATTTTTCGCTATATTGGAAACGCCTTCCGGTAACGCCTGCGCCAATTTTGCCGAAAGATTCAGGGCTTCTCCGCCCGCGGCCATTCCCGCGCCTTTCGCCAGCGCGCCGCCAACGTCTCCCGTCCCCGCTTGTTCTCCGAGCTGCGCGGCCGCCGGACCGACTAAGGGAACCGCCGCCGCAAGGCCGTGCCCCACGGCTTCGGTATAGCGTCCTTGGTTCCATAAATTTTTCGCTTTGTCCGCTTCCGCGTCGGCCGGTTTGAAAACAAACTTATTGAGCGTCGAGTCCGGCCCTTGCACCCAGTTGGGATTGTTGACGATATCGCTTCCCAGGGCGGCGGCCCCTTTGACAACGCTCTTCGCGCCTTCCCATGCGTTCGAGGCCAGATTGCCGAGAGTGAATCCATAGGCCGTTGGAAGATGCCCTTCGTCGGATTCAAGCGGCTGGATTTGACCGCCGTTTTCAGCCGCCTCTTTCAATCGCGTGACCGGCACCATGCGAACCGTGCCATCCGGCGCTTTCACGGGATGCGCCGGGACGCCTCCATTCGACACCGCATCTTTCAATGCGGAAAAAGGCACATCGCGAAGCGTGCCTTGCGGATCGTACATCGGAACTGGAGAAGCGGACATTTATTTGTGCTCGGAAAAGTTCGACCAATTGAAACCGCTCGGGTTGGCTCCGGCGTTCCCATTTTGAGCGCCCGCACCTTGATTCGCACCACCACTCAAACGTTTTTTGATGGCGGCAATATCTTGCAGATAGGACTGGTGGCGGTTCGCCATATCCTGTTTAAGCGTGTCGACCACGGCCATCGTTGCCGACATGGGCAAATTGCCGTCCGCCACGTCCTGCGCTTCTTTTTTTTGCGAATCGCTTAAGACTCCCGATCCAGTCGCCGATCCCAACACTTTGGCCACTTCCGCGGTGGCAGCTTGCCGCGCGGCATTCAGCGCAGCCATGTTGTCGGTTCCAATCATCTTGGCGGTTATCAGGCGCAGCGGCACATTCGCAAAACGCGCGCCAAGGTCGTAAATCTTCTTCGCCGTTTGCGCGTACAAATCGAGGTTGCGCAAGGCCGTGCCCTCGAAAGCGTCCATGGCATCGAATTGCTGTTGCAGCTTTTTCAGCGAACCAGTGTCGGCCTGATACGTGGCTTTGTTTGAGGCGATATTTTGTTCAGGCGCGATCTGCGCGGCGCGATTGACGATGGCCGAAGTTGTACCCGGAGAACGGGAAAATCCGGCCGGCAGCGACCCATCGGTCAAATAACGCTGGGCCGCTTGGTCCACCGCCGCCCCTTGCAACTGGTTTCCCATGACCACGGCCATCGGGCTCTGTTTTGCTTTCCAAGAAACAAAACTGGCGGGCGTGCGTTGCTCGGGGGGAAGCGTTTCGCCCGGAACTTTGGCGGCAGTGAGATAGGAATTCATTTCCTGTTGGTCCACCGGGCCAACACCCTGAACGCGCTTTCCGAATTGCGGCGATTGTGGATTGACGTTGACGAGAGTTCCGCCACCGCCTTCTTTCCAATCGCCAGCCTGCGCTTTTTGCCGCTCAACTGCCTTCGCTTGCTGCGCAGGCGAATTCGCCACCCATTGATCTGCCAACGATTGAATCATGGCCGGATTCTGCGCGATGGCTTGCTGCATCTGCGCGATTTGCTGTTTCTGTTGCGGGGCCAAACTGGGGTCGTTCAGTTCATCGGCGAGCAACGTATGCGCGAGCTGCGAATCGTACTTCGCTTGCTGCAAGGCGTAGCCGAGATTGCCGAGCGCATCGCGCCCTCCCGTCTGAATTTTTTGTTGTTGTTCTTGCAGGTTGGCGACGGAAGTTTTGTACTCGGTAATACCTTTCATCACCTGGGGAATCGCCGCCCCATGGCCGCCTTGCGCGAGCGATTGCTGCAACGCATCGGTGTCGAGCGACAGATTGCCCTGGGCGTCCGGCTTAAACGCTCCCTGGTAGGCGCGGTTCATGGCGTCCACTTGGGCATTCTGCATCTGCGCGGCCTTCACTTGCTCGGCCTGCATCTGCTGCTGGCCGGGAGCCATAGCTTGCGCTTGTTGCGTCTGTTGTTGCTGCGCTGCCGTTTGCGATTTGAGCGCGGCCACGCGGGCATATTCCGCCACTTGGTTCATCGGCGCTTGCGCGATTTGGCCGCCGAGTTCGGCGATGTTAGGAGAAACTGGAATTGCGCTCATGGAATTTTAGGACCCAAAAAAGTTTCCTACTTGTTCCCCAAGACTGGAACTGCCGGTGGTATCGAGATTGCCGAGGCCCGACGTGAGACCCGACGCCATGCCGCCGGCGGCGTTCGACCAGGCGTTCGCCGATCCCATGATTCCCGCCGCCCGCGCCGCCGCTGCGTTGTTGATCTGACCCGCTTGTTGCGCCCCGCCCGTAAGATCGACATTCGCCAGATTCTGCGCCCCGGCCTGCCCGAGTTGCCCCATGGTGGCCGTGGAAGACAATCCCGCGCCCGTGCCTCCCATGAGTGATTGGTAATTCGCCATGTAAGAGTTCAGCGCATTTTGGTAAGTCTGTTGATAGGCCGTCTGTCCGAGATTCTGGCCATATTGTTGGAGGGCTTTGCCGGTGTTACCCGACATGAGCGTACCATTGGCCGCGGCGTTTTCATTGATCGCATTCGTTCCTTGTTGTAACTGAAATTGATAACCGGGCGTCTGCTCGGCCTGGGCCAGTGTGGGAGCCTGAAAACCGTTCGAGAGCAGAGTATTGAGACCACCCGCGGCCGTCTGGCCGAGCTGCTGGTAGGGCTGTTCGGCGGCAACATTGGCGGCCGTGGCCGACGCTTGCGAGCCTTGCGCCGCCTGCTGGTTTTGCAATTCGAGCTGTTGCGCTTTTTGCGCGGCTTGCGACTGGACATTCGCCGCGCTATTGGCCGCACCCGAGCCTAAAATCCCACCCACCAACGATCCAACGACGCTCATAAAATTATTCCGGTTTGGAAATTCCTAGACATACCTGGTCGCGCAAAACACCATCTCGAAGTCGGCTTCGTCGGTTGACGCCATAGACCACGCATCCCGCGCGCATGGCAAACCGAATAGCCCGGCGGTTTTCCTCGCAAATTTCGCCGACAATCCGCGCCGCCTCCGTGTTCGTCCACATCCACCCCAGCATCCGCCGGAAACCCGATTGGGCTCGTTCTCCGTAACTGCGCGGCAAGAACCCGAAATGGGCCTTCCAGCACACCCAGGTGTCGGGGATGAAGATGCCGAAACCGAAAGGCCCTTTTTCGTCCCGCGCAATGAGATAGCGAACAAGTTCGCTTTCGATGGGCCGCCATTGCCTCGGATCGCGATGGAAATCGTCATAGATATGCGGAAAAATCGAAGGATCGGTGGCAAGTTTTTGAATGAGCGCCCAATCGCGGGTACGTTCGATGACAATCAGCCCGTCTTCCACCAGTTCGTCCCGTCGCTTTTGATCTTCAAATAACTGCGGGCGGCCGTGAGCGTCAGCGCTCCGCCTTGCACGCCGTTCAACGTGAAAGTATTGCCGTCCGCGGAAGTCTTCACATAGGTGATTTCTTTGCACTGCCCCGATTGGCCGGAAGTGTTCACGCCAGCCGGTGGCACGGTTTCCGCGTAGCTACCTTTCGAGCTATCGACTTCATAGAGCGGCTGAAGCCCCTGCACTAAAAGCAGCCACTGATGGTCGGTCTGCGAAACGTTCGACCCTTGCGTCGTCGGCGGCGGCGGAAGATAGAGAGTGGTGGGCATCGCCGTTCGCTAAGATCAGGCCGCCAACTCCAACTCAAGGTATGCATCCGCGATTCGCAGCGGAACCGGGTCGGTCCAAATTACTTCCCACACTCGTTTGCGTCCTCTGCCGAGCATCCGCTTGATGACTCGCTTGTTGTACTTCCCGATGTCTCCCAAACTCAACGTGTAGGTATTCGACCAAGTTTTTCCGGCGTCGTTTGACCAGCGCAGCATGAGTTCGGCTGGCCGCGCGTTGCCATCGCCATCGATCAGCGGCGGCTTGCCATAAACTGCGGTCCACATGGCAATGTCCGCCGCCGAAACTCCAAGGCCAACTTCGGCGTCGATTTCCAGTTGCTTGAAGTACACCCACTTGTTGTCTTTGGCGGTAGTCGGCGAGCGGCGATAGCCGCGAATCATGTTGCCGAAGTCGGTGCAGAACTGAGAGGACAACTGGTACACCGTGCCCGACGCCCAGTCCCCGACTAAGTGAATCCCAAAATTTAAGGTGTGGCAGACCGCCCGGTCCATCAAGTACGTGCCGTTGATTGCCTGCCAGAAGCCGCGCTTGTGCCAGTAGCTGGTCAAAATGTCGTAGGCCCAGCTCGCGCCCGCCGACGGGAAATCGAAGATGATGAAGGTGTGGCCGTACTCCTGATAGGTCCAGGCAACGGCGTCGGAAGTCTTTGCGTAGGTTTGCCACGCCAGTTCGACGGCATGAGTCGAAATTCTTTGGCCGCCGAAACTGCCACTCGAAAGCATGGCGACGAGCGATCCACGTTCGTCTTGAGAGAGCCAGGCCACCGCGTTTTCGGCAACCTGGGCAATCGCATAGGTGGCGCAAGAGCCGGTTTCAAAGAATGCGCCGGAAATGGGAATGAAAACCGGGAAGCCCGCCCCGCCGTTGTAGTACCACACCGTCTTTTTCGCCGACGAGAACTGAATGGTGCGGGCGTTCACTTTCATGCTGACGATGTTGTCGGGGAAGTAAGAAAGGGTGGCGATGTTCAGTCCGTTCCACACGGTTGCATCTTCCAAGTTCGATTGCTGAAAGGTGTGGGAGTTCTGAATGGTCGCGATCACGTAGCCGTCGCAGAAATCGATTTGCGCAATCGGCCCGTTGAACTGCGACATGACCACCGGGTAGAGGACGTTATTCCCCACCGCCGAAATATCCACTTGGAAATTGCCGTCACCCGATCCGGTCGAAACCGCGGTAGCGATGCCGGCGGAAACGACGTTTCCCGAGCCTGGCGTGAAGGCGAAAGTCGCAACCGCGCCGCCGACGCCGATGGTCAGCACTTCATAAGTCGAGCCGGTGCCATCGATCAGGCCGAGATCTCCCGGCGCGTAGCCTAAGCCCGCCGCGCCCGCGTGGATGTTCATGGCGGTGATCGCGCCCTGGAAGGTCAGCACGAAGAGATTCCCATTATTCAGGATGACAAGCTGCGATTCGTTCGCCGTCATCATGGTCGGAGTCACTGGGGCGCCACCGAGCGAGCCGTAGTTGGCGATCACGGCGCCCGACGCCGAGAGTTCGTAGAGATTCGAGCAGGCGGCGAAGGTTCTGCCGTTGACGCTGAAGAGCCCGGGCACGGAGGTTTCCCCGGCGAGCTGGGCGAAGACTCTCCGGCCAGGCGTGTGCAGTAAGGCAATCGGAGTTTTCGCGCCGGAGGAGCCCGACTGCTCGCAGTATGCGTTCATGCAATCTTCATCGTCGATGTTCGGCGATTGCGATGTGTAAGTGGGACCGCAGAAGCCCCAGTTGCCAGGCATACTATAATGGCCTCATGAAAATCTGGAACCAATGGAAACCGGCGGCCACTCTTTGGGGAATTAACATGTTGGGAATTTTCCGAACCGAACATTCCTACGGTTTTTGTTTACTTGGATTCGTTTTTGAATGGATGCGCCCGGATTACGCAAATAAGGATTTCCCTATGTTTGAACCGAAAACGCCGCCACCCCCGCCCAAGTGCGATTGGGTTTTTGTTTTAGAAATGAATGGACCCTCGGCACTACAGGAACGAGTCGTTACCGAGCTCAGCGAAGAAGATTTACGACTGAACTCTCAAGAATTTCTCGATAAATTTGGGCCGCCGATGATCCGGCGATTGCAAGCGCAACTGTATACACAACGGATGAAAGCTACTGCGGACGCCCGCCCGGATAGTTTCCATACGCCCAATTGAAATCCTGCTTCTGCCCGCTCGGCTTCGCTTGCGGCATTCCAAAATCCTGCGTATTCATGCGCGGACTTTTCGCGTTGTTGCCAAACACCGCTGCCCGCGCCTGCAACGCCTTCGCATTGAGCGCCGGATTTTCCGGGCGGTTGGAGCCGGGAAGAATGTCCTCGGCCAAGGTGAGCATTAAGGCATTGCGGTATCCCGGCGGCAACGTCCCCGGCCCCCCCGGCCCACCCAAGGGATCTTGGATGGAGACGAATTGCGAGACCGTCTGCCAAAACTGCAACCGCACCTGCCGCGCGATGTTGCACACCGGCCAAAAATAGAGCGATCCGTCGGGATTCGTGGGGTCGTAGTAAAGATCGGTGGGAACGTTCGTTTGAATGTTTTTGACTTGCTGCGCCGCCCACCATTGCCGGTCGCGAATATTGATCGGCAGATCGACCAAACTGGGCGACGCCGTATTTTGCAAAAGCAACGCCGCCGATTCGACGCGCACCGGGCGCGGCTGGCCGTTGGTCGAAAACGTCGCTAGGCCGCTCGGCCCGATGGTATGCGGACTCAAATTCGGCACCAAGTCGTAGACGTTGAAGGCGTACGACCACACGTAGGCTTGCTTGGCCTGCCAGGTGTCCACCAGGTTGTTGAATTTGCGGAAGGCCCACTGCGCTTCGTCGGGGCCGGGGTTTTCTCCGGGCGCGACCGCGCCGATCTCGATCAAGGCATCGCGAACGATGTCGTAGACCTTGTAGGTCAACGGAGCCGGAGGATTCACTGGTGGAGAGATGGGCATGGGGTTAGTTAACCTGCATCCACTTCGTCGAGCGCGGCCAATTCTTCCGCCGACATCTGCTCTTCGCGCTTCGGTTCCGCGCCGACGGGAGCCGCTATGCCCGCCCGGTTGACTTTCGAGTAATCGTGGCCCGGCGAAGGCTTTAATTTGAATTCCCGCTTGAGCGCCGCTTTTTCTTCTTTCTGATTGTTTACCTGTAACACGCGCCCGGTCTCATGGTGATAGAGCATTTTCGGATATTCATTCTGCGGATCGTGCGGATTGTAGTTGCGGCGCGGCGGATTGTTAATGTCGGTGATTTCCACCGTGGGCTTATCGACGGTGAAACTGTTGCGAGTGGGAGTGACGGTGGACATAGGTTCCTCGGAAAAGTTTTCGAGACTGGATTGTTGTTCTAGAAGCTGCGCGCGAGTGGCGGCGTCGCGCGGCACACCTTCCAAATCAAAGGCGAGCGGCCAGCGCTCGCGGCGCGGTTTCGCGGTCGATTCATTGAGCGGCATCTAAAAAAACGGGAGCCGGGCCAAGTTCGACCGGGCTCCCATCTCCACTCAATAAAATGCAGCGTACGGCCCTTGCCCCGTGGTATAGGCGACGGAGGGCGTAATCGTCGATGGAATGGTACCGAACGTCTGTCCCGTGTAAATCTGGGTCAGAAGTCCCGCATTGCCGTCGGCGGTGACGATCAAGTTCAGGGTGTCGGAACTGTTCGACGCCTGCGAACACGCCCAGTACCGCGCCGGTCCCACGGCAAAATATTTTGCCGTGAAAGCATAGGGCGCGTACTGGCTTTCGTTGCCGGACGACGTCGCGGTGCTGGCACTATGGGCCAACAAATTCCCCGACGCATCGTAAAGAATGGCGTTGCGATTGCCATTGCCCGCCACCGTACCTTGCAAAAGCTCCAGCCCGGTCAACAGTTTGTTGAAGGGCAAATCGGCTTCCACGCAGTACATGCTGGTGTTGGTGGTGGCCGTCGAAGTCCCGACCCCGGTCAGCACACTGCCCCCCGGCGAAGGCGCGAAAACCACCGTCGGAGAAAGCGGCGCGTTGACGCCGTTGACCCACACGCCACCCAAACAATCCGAAATTACCGAATTGTCGATGTCGATATAGGGCAACACGCTCGACTGCGTGCGAGTGCAACTTCCATTGGGGTATCCCACGGGATTCTGAAAATAAAAATACGAGGGGGGCCCATACCAAACCACGGCGCCGTTGGCGTGCGTGCTGACCCGCGACGTGGGCTGGCCGCGCGTCACGGAAACTGTAGTGGAAGTCACGGCATTCACAAAGTCCGCTTCGCCGTCGATATAGAGCATCGTGCTGTTGGCGGTGATGCCCGAAGTCGATGCCAGACGAAAAACATTCGATTGCGAGTTGGTGGACGTGATGGCCGCCGTAAGCGTGGTGAAAGGGATGATGGTTTGCCCGAAGGACAGGGACGCCACAAGGAGCAAACCGCAGAGAATCAGTGAAAGTTTCAGAGTGTTTTTCATGATGGTGTCTCCGGGATATCTCAAAATTGAGATACTAAGCCGGAATCTCCTTTAAGCTCCCAGCAACCCTACAACGGCGTTGTCCTGATACAGGTTGCCGAATCCGCCCACGGTATCGAAGCGGTTGATCTGCAATGAGCGGTAAGCATCCCATGCCTTGACGAAGCGCACCGGAATGCCCGTTTCCTTGTCTTCCGCCTGGGAACGGGCTTCCACGGCCTTCGGCAAGTAGAAACGCATACCGACAATGGCGAAAGCGAACGGCGTAAGAGCCAAACCTACCGTCCCAATTGCGCCGTTGGGATTGGCCGTACCGGGCCAAAGCGTGAGGGCCGCGCCGTTCACCGGCAAAGCGTCCACGTTTTGGTATTGGCTGTGTCCATCGGAACTGTTGGCATCCGGCCCATAAATCGCGGGCAGGATAGTGATGGTGTCGGCCCCGCCGGTCAACGTGAAGTCCTGCGTCACGGTGAACGTCTGCGGAGTGAGAGGGCCGGGAGGACGCCGGGAACGCGGGTTGACGAAATTCACGTTGGCGATAGAAAACTTGTCGCCCTGTTTGAGAGTGTCGCCATTGGTACCAGTGACGATCAATGAAGTTCCGCTTTGTCCGGCTCCGGTGACGGTGACCGCATTCTGCCAGGTTCCGGCGGTGTGAGAGTAGAGGTTCTGCTCTTCAAACACGTCGAACGTTTTCAGTTTTCCCATCGACCCTTCCTTGAAGGCTTCCGTGATCGCATCCGAAGGCTGGAAGAGTGAAGTCACGGGAGTATTGATGGAATTAGTCTGCATGGAAGACGAAATCAGGGCCGCGCGTTTCTTCGACAGGTACGAACCGGCCTTTTGCAGCAAGCGGGCGCGCGCCTGGTCGAGAAACACGATGGACGTTGGATCGGTACCGAGCGAACCGACGATCTGGCTGCAATTGTTCTTAGCGAACAAGGCGGCCCGAGAGTCCCATTCGTTCGCCAACTGCACACCGGCTGGAGCTAGGTACTGTTCGCGAATTTCCTCTTCCGAGCGTTCGGCTTTGACGGCCGCTTCGTAATCGTCCCACTGGAAGTCGATGCCGAAAGGCTCGTCCAGGGAAATCGTGGTCGAAATGCGATTGATGCCTTGCGGGTTGTATCCGAGTGCGTTGCGGATGGTGAACTGTTGCGGAAATTTGACTTGGATCGTGGTACCGACCGTCCACGCCTTTTGGTAGTCTTTTTCCCAATCGTGATTGAAATATTCGGCAATCTTCAAGGCGTTCTTGAGATTGCGTAACACCTCCATGGAAATCCATGAAGTGTTTAGAAATAAGTTGGCCACGGGTTATTTTCCTTTGAGGCGCGCGAGTTGCCTTGCGTTTTCCACCCGCATATAGGTCTCGGTGTCGCCGTCTTCTATGGCTTGAGCCACCGTATCTTTCGATACCGCACCGGTCCCGGAGAGCTGGTGCGGAGGGCGGGAAGCCTGGGTGACGGGTTTTGCAGAAGAAGAAACGGAAGCGCCCGAGGAAGCGCCCAGCGTATGGGCAATCACGGCAAGACGCGACACTTGCTCGATAGGATTGAGCAAATAATTTTGGCGCGCGTCGCGCGCGAAAATTTCGCGGATAGCCGGATCGCCGATATTTTTGGCGACGTGATACAGCACTTCGTGGCCTTTCGGCGAATTCAAAATAAAGCCGTCAATGGGCGACTTCGCGGCGAAGAAAAGCACATCTTGCCCGTGTTCGTCTTTTTCGGCGATGGCCGAATTGACCACTTCGTCGTAATCGGGAAAAGATTTGCGCACCTGCGCGATTCTTTCATTGACCACTTGCTGAATTTGCCGGTCGGCCTGCGATTGCTGCTGTTCACGCTGGGCTGCGACCAGCGATTCCTGCGCACGACGCGCCCCCTCTTCCAACAGCCATTGGTCCCGCGCCTCTTCATAGTCGGCGTAGGACTTGTATTTCGGTTGGTTGGTTTTGGGGTCGACGTCGTCGATCTTCGGTTTGGCTACGGTTTTCGGCTTCGGTTCCGTTGCGGGTGGCGAGACCCGCTCACTTTCACGCTGCGGTTGCTCGGTTTGCCGGATCGAAGTCTGCCGCGCCAATTTTTCGCGCAGTTCGCGGTTTTCTCGGGTGATTTTCTGCCAGCGGCTTTCGCTGGAGGCAGGCGTTTTCTTCTGCGGTTTGGCGGGTTCCGAGCCCGCGGCGGTTTCGGATTCACCGGGCGCGGCCGACTCGCCCTCTTTCACTGGCGGAACTTCCGGTTCTTGCGGTTTTTCTTTGATTTTCGCCGATTTTCGCCGATTTTCCTCGCGAATCTGGCGGGGATCCGGCGTGGAAGCGGAAGGCATCTCCCCCGTCAGACGATACTTTTCGTCCGTGGGAAGAAAATTCGACTGCGATTCGGAAACGGCCGGGGTTTCCTCGGTAACGGCTGGATAAGGCATGAGATTGTCCTTGTTTTTTTTGCGCTTAACGCCGCGCGGGCGAAACTAAACTTGTTGAGGCTGAGACGGTTGAGATATTGGAGATGGCTGCTGGTTTTCCGCTTGCTGGGCCGCTAACGTCTGCATCTGTTGCGCTTGTTGCGCCTCATGCTGATGTTCCATAGCCTGCAAGGCAACATCGTGAGCGCTCGAATGATTCTCTTGCCAAAATTCCTTATACATCTGCACCCGTTCGCTGTCGCTTTGCGCCTTGGCGGAAATTTCGGCGAGCAGCACTTTGATGTCGTTGGCGAGCTGGGCACGCTGATTGTCGCCGTCTTCCTTCATCTGTTGGAGCAGGAGTTTGGTTTGCTGTTCGAGAATCTTGCCCGCGTGCTCCATATGCAGCGCCGCCGCTTCCTGTTGCGCTTGCTGCAATTGCGCCTGTAGGGCTTGCATGGCGGCCTGCGCTTGCGGCGGCAGGGCGGCTTGATCGACGGGCGGCGGATCGAACACGTCGGCGATCTGCTTGCCGATGGGGCCGAGCGTGGGACGCATCCGAATGGCCAAGGCTAGCACTTTGGCCGCGGGCGTTCCAGGCTGGGGAAGATTGGCGATGTTCTCGGTCAGGGAATCGACAAATTCATCCTGTTCTTCCCGTTCCGATTGATAACTCGGCCCGGTCGAGATCGTCACGTCGAATTCGCCTTTGCCGGTGTGGAGATGGTTCGCGTCCAATCCTTGTACTTCATAGCTGCCATCTTCGCCCAGAGGATGCGAGGTGTTGCCCACGAGCTGCATCGTGGAACGCTTGCCGTCCGGCTGTGAAATGGGCATTTCGCGCTGGGTGTCGAGGATCGGGGTAATCAGTTCATTGATCTGCCAGCCCATATTGTGCAGAAAGCCGTTCTCGTAGCGGTCCACGAAATGAAAGCTGCCCAGCGACTCCATATCGTCGATTTTTTCGAGAGCCACGCCGGATTTCTGGTTTCTGCGCTGGGCGGCGTCCGGCAACGGCGTGATTCCCATGCCCGCTTGAATGGCGCGGGCGGCGGCGTCTTTGGCGATTTCCCAGATTTGAAAATTCGGAGCCCACTGCGGACGCTGGGGCGGTGGCAGAACGTTCTGCCCCGTGGCGTCGATTACCGGATCGTATTGCAGGTAAGCGTGAGGAACTTTTGTGACTTCATCCCACGCTTCCTTGTCGGACTCAAACTGGCCTTTCGCGCCGACAAACGGACTTTTCGGAATCTGGCCCGCTTCTTCACATTCACCGGACGCCAGGTAATCGAGCAGCATCTGCGGATCGCGAGCAAAGCGCACCATGGAAAGCAGTTGCCGTTTGGCCGTGCCCCCTTCGGTTGTCCAGCGTTCCGGGCCTAGACATGAAATTATTGGGACCCGGCTTCCATCCCACGGAACCTTGTCGAGAATTTCCAGGCCGTTCGTCATGTACTGGAAAACTTTTGGGAGCTCGACTTTGCGTTCCCGCTTAATCTCGCCGCGCGCGCCTTTTTCCTTCGCCAGCTTCCAATCTTCTTCGCTGAAAATCTGCGGGCCTTGCGCGGTTCCGATCAAGAACAGCGTCTTGAAACTCGACTGGATTTTCCAGTACTCCGCCCGCTGCACATACTTTTCCTTAATCCAGTCGGTGATGGTCGTGTCGCTCAAGTCCTGGTCGCCAAAATCGGTGATTCGCGCGCCGGGGTATTCGAGCTTGAATTGCGCCTTCGGCATGAGATCGAGGAAAAAAGCGTCGGGAATGTCGCTGGCGTTCGGCTGTTTGTAATAGGGCGAGAGCAAGACGCTATCGGGATTCGCCACCGGCTTAATGAGAATCTCCATGTCGAAACTGGAATCGTCTTTGTAGTCGGTGCGAATCAGCGCAAAACCGTAACTGCGTTCTGTCATCGACTGGAACGCCGACAAATAAATGGGTTGCGCTTGCGAACGCTCTTCGATCCCCATGATGGCCGCCGAACGCTTTTCGGCATCGGCGTCGTTCGCGCCGTTGCCTTTGGGAATGGCGGTGATGGCCCGCTTCGATTTGCGGACGTTGCCGTTGATTTGGGCGAGAAACTGATTCAATTGATCGAGATGGATACAAGGACGGCCCGAGCCTTTGCGGGCGTCGCGATCTTCGTCCGTCCACGGGCCTTCGGTCGAAATGGCCCGCATGTCACTAGCTCCCTCATCCCTGATTTCACGCCAGGCGTCGCGATAATCCTTGTAGGCTTCGCGAATTTCTTTGGGAGTTGGATCGGACATTTACTGAACCAAGACGCCCTTCATCGCACAGCGCGGACACTTCGCCGCTTCCTCGATAACCCAGCCCGCCAGACGGGCCGCCGCATAACCATCTTGTTCATCCCAGACGCGGAACAGTTCTTTCCGGGGGCACTCGGCGCATTGCAATCGTATGGATGCCCGCCCCGGCACATGGTCGGGGCAATACGTGCGCGTCACGCCATTCCGTTCTTCCCAGCGCCAACCCGCTTGATGCGCCATCTTCTGCGCCTGCGGACGTTTAGCGGCAGGAAACTTTGCGGTCAGCGTACATTTCGTGCAAATCAGTTCCAACACGCCGCCCGCTTTTTCGTGCTCCTTGGCTTCGATGGCCTCGGAAGCCAACCGCGCCAATTTGTATTCCTCGGTTTCCACTTCACCGACCTTGAAAGGCTGCGGGAAATGAGGATTTTTGGGATCGATCACATCCCATTGCTCGCGCTCGGCTTTTTCCTTGATTTCCCGCTCGTACACATCGAGCGGTTTGGCCACAAAGCCGAGATGCGGCTTTAAGGCTTCGTAGGCGATGCGGCGCTGCTCGGGCTTGGTGGACATGAGCAGGCCGCGAAAAGAATCGTGCGTGCGATAGAGCGTCGCAATCTGGGCGAAAAGAAGCGCGTCGTGGATGCCGCCGAAACCGAGTTTCTTTAGCTCGTGATTGATCTTCTGGCGTTCGTCGAGAGAAATGGACATTTACTCGGTTTCTTCCTCTTCCGGCTCTTCGTTCTCTTCCCGCGCTACGTCCTTCGCGGCGTGGCCCAGAATCCCCAGGTGCTCGCCGATGTGCTCCATCATATTGCCATGGGTGGAACTTTCACCGTGGGCATCGAACGGAAACGCATGGTGCGTCTGTTCCTGAAACGCGCCCGAGGGCGAGTTTTTGGCGGCGCTCGGCATCATGTGGTGGTGAACGGTGTGGCCGGTGACTTCATTTTTTGGACCGCGATGGATTTCAATTTCCATGCGATGGATCTTGTGCGGAGCGGCTTGTTTCATGGCGGCGGAACCTTTCTTCATGCGCCCGAGGGCGGGATTTTCGTGCAATTCGGAATTCATTTTGTCCTTTTGCGCGGCGGTGAGCGGCGAGCCGGACGATTCGAGGTAGTGGACTTGACGGGGGGTCCAGGGCATCAGCTTGGCCCCATTCCGCCGGTGACCGTCACCACGGCCACGGCAACAATCCCAACATCTCCACTGACAACGAAAACATAGTAGACGTTCGCGCTTCCCGGCGCGGTATAGACGCCAGTCGATTGATTAATCGTGCCAGCCGTACACGCCCACGTCACGTTTTGAGTTGGAGTGCCGGTCAAGCTGAAGGTAAAAGTCTGGGTCGCGCTTGTGCTGATGGAAGCAGTTGCGGGGCTGATGACAATCGCCGGAGTGACGGCGGAATTGCCTAAAGTGATTGTGTACGGCCCAAAACAAGTGACCGTATTCTGAATGCAGACGGTGTAATCGTATTTTCCCGGCACCGCCCAAAATCCGATATTTCCCTGCGCATCTCCCGTTCCCTGGCAGCCCGACGGTTGCGGATCGGGCGTATCCTGCGCGCCGTTGGGACAAGCCACGGCGCTCGAGGTATAGGTTGTCGCGTAGTTCGTGCAAGGCACCTGGTTCGCGGGAGAATTGCAAACGGCGAGAATTGGAGCGTTCGGCGGAACGTTGGCGACCAAAAACGGCGTGGCGTATGCGGACGAAACGGAGGGAAAAGGCGCGGAATAACGCACAATCTGCGCGACCGTGGGACTGGCGTGGACGAAGCTGCAGGCGAAAAGCAACAAGCCGAGCGTCAAAACGGCAACCGTAGGATGGGCCAAAAAGCGTTTCATGATTTTTTCTCGAACTTCACGCACCAGCCAGTCAGATAAATGGGATCGGCGACATGCTGGCAGCGCGTACCCTTCATCGCTTCGATCACATACTCGCAGTTGGCACAAGCCTGGCCGACATGCTCACTCACGCGCTCGTACTTCACTTCTTTGTGCGAGAGTTTTTCGTCTTGAGGCAATTCGGCCATATTGCAATCTTGCCGGGGCTCCCGTAAAGGAGGCAGGAAAACGGAAGCCCCGGTTCAGCGCCATTGGAGATCGTCATGTGTGCGCTGAGATATGTTTAGGTGGCGACGATGCCTTTCACGCCGTCAGTGGCGGTGCCACCGCTGACCCAAGTCTGGGCCTTGGTGGTCGCATCGCCAATCGCAGTGACATTGAACACACCGCAGGTTGAATCCAAACAAAGCAGTCCGCCGGCATTCGCCACAGCGTGCAGAATCGCGCCGATGGTCGTGCCCACGCCCGCGATGAAATTACAGCCCTTGAAAAACACGAAGCGGTCGAACGATAGAGCGGTTGCCGCCAACAGACCGTACGCATTGCCGTCGCTCGACCAAAAAGGAAACGTGCAATTCTCGAAGATTGTCCGGGCCGCGCCATTTTGCACTTCCACCGAAGCATTCGCCCCAGTGCGCTCGACGGTATCGAGACCGATGTTGCAATGGTTAAAGTAGTTTTCGTCAGCGGTAATCAGAATGCTGCGCGAAGCGGCGCTGGTCGCGCTGATGGCGTCGCCCATACCTTCCCCATCGCAATTGACGAAGGCGTTGCGTGCGCCTGAAACCGTCAGACAGATCGAAGCCGCAACGCCAGCGGTGAAACCCTGAAACCAGCTCAGATTTTGGAACAAGCAGCCGTTGCCGGATATAACGAAGAAATTGGCGAAAGCGGCCTGCGCTGCGCCCGCATAAGGAGCAATGCGCGCGCGCTGCGATATCGCCGAAGGAGCGCAGACACCAAGCAGGTGCGCGGCATTCTTGGCCCAGGTAAAAGTATTCGACAACCGCGCCGAGCCTGTCGATGCACCGTTACCAATCAGAACCAGCACGTCGTTGAAGCCGCTGCGAAGTAGGTTGTAGCCCGCGCCGAGCGTTTGCACCGGGCCATGGCCACCCGGCGTGGTCGCGGGAGTCTGGCCGTCGTTGGTATCGAGTCCATTGACCGGGTCGCAATAGAAAACGTTGCCGGTGGTGGCCGCAAGGCCCGCTTGCGCGAGGGCCGCATTGATGGCATTGATGGTTTGGTTGGTAAAAGCTCCGAGAGGGATAGAAGTTGAGAGTGGCATGGCCGTTGTTCCTTGAGTTGCGCGGGCTCTGGGGGCGTCACGGTAGATTCCGGTTCGCCGAGTCCATTAAGTCCGTTACTTCGAGAGAATCCTATTCGCTTTGGCGCGAATTTTCGATGCCGAACTAGATGACAGCTTGCCGCGTTTGACCATCTGGGTGGCGCGTGCTTTGGCGTTCGCGGCATGAGCCTTATCTTGAACCGGATACTTGCGCGATCCCGGCAAGCCGAAGGCCCGGTCGGGCAGCGCATTGCGAGTTTTCGCTTTCAATTCAGACATTTACATTGTCCCCATCATTCTCTGCCGAAGAAAATTTTGGTTCCCCATTTGCGGCGTGGCCCGCATCTGATTTTGGACGCCCATCTGCGGCGTCTGTAAATTCGACTGCATATTTGGCTGCATATTTGGCTGCATCCCTGGCGCTCCCATGGCGTTGCCGGGTGAGGTATTCATCATCCCCGGTGCCATCGCGCCGCCAGCCTGCGCTGGAACGTTAGCAACCGGCATTCTAGGTTGAGATCGCATTAAAGTGTTGCGCGGATCGCCGCCAAAGGCCCGGAGACCGGCAACGTTGTTCTGTGGAAGCGCTAACGGCATGGCAGACATAGATTTAACCCCAGGCGGAATGGCGAACCGAACGCGAAGCGGATGGTTGAGACTTCCGCTTGGGCGCGACCGGCATCGCGAAGGTCAACGCCAAGGCATCGCCATCGTCCGGCGAACTGGAATCGGCGGCCCCCAATTTCTTCAGACGTTTTTCCATCAACTCTTTCGATTCCAGTTTCACGCGCTGCTTCAAATCCGAGACCAGCATCGGCTTGGCGAGATCGGCGGAAAGTCCAGGGTCTTTGTCGATGGCCCCGCCATCGAGAAGCCACTGCCGCATGTTGCCCCACATTTCATCCCGGCGGTACACGTACTTCGGATTGATGGCATCCTGACCAAAATTGATTTCCATCACGTTCTGGTGGCCCAGGGCGCGCAAGCGGGCGGCAATCGGTCCCGCGATCCCGGCGGAGTCGATGAACATCATGGTCACTTTCTCGCCGCCGTAGGTTGTCGCGAGAACATTGGCCAGTTTGGCGATCATCACCTGCGGGTTGCGGGTGAATTCGCCTTTGACTTTGATCGGGGGAATGGAACGTGCGTCGTTGCCGCGGCGAAACCGGATTACGTTGTCGTCCGAGCCGCCCCATGCCAAATCGACGCCGACAACAAGCGGATCGTCCGGCAAAAGATGAATCGGCACCACCTGCGCGCGAGAGATCGTATCGAGATCGATGAATTGGCCGGCCGAACCTTTCGGATAGAGACCGCGGGCGCGAACGCGGAAATAGTCGGAGTCTTCATTGCCTTCGCATTCGGCGAGCCAGGACTGAATCTCTTCCAGGTCGCAACCTTCCACGTCCCGCGAGTCGATAATGCGCTGGGTCCAGCGTCCGCGCTGGTTGCCGAACACGGACTCGTAAAACGGCCCGGTGTTCAGCGTGGGGTTGCCGATGGCGAAAAAAATCTTCTCGGTGTTGGCGTCGGTCAAGGCGCCGTTCGTCACGCGATAGATTTCTCCGGGAATTTCGCTCGCTTCCTCGAAACCGAAGAACATCCGGCGTCCCGAATTGTGCTTTCCGGCGAACGCCTGCGCGTTTTCCATCGACCACGGAACGAAGTCGAGCCGCCAGAAATCGTCGTGCACCGGATCGACGGCCTTGATCGTCTGCGCGTTGACTTGAAACCAGTGGGTATTAATGGCCAGGCGAAACCAGCGCGCGAATTCCGGCTGCGTCGTGCCCGTGAGCTGGCGTTCGGTGTTGGCCGTGATGCGCGTCATCGCGTCGAGATACGTGGATTGCGCCCACCAGGAAAGAAAGGCGAGAAGCGTGGTTTTACCGGGGCCGTGGCCGGAGCTGATGGCCCGGCGGTAGGTGGTATATCGCGTTTCCGGATTTTGCAGATGCGCGCCGAGCAAATCCAGTTCTTCGCATTGCCACACCCGCGGCCCCTTGAAGTTCGACAGTTCATTCTCGCCCCATGGAAAGCCGTACATCACGGCTCCCAGCGGGTCCCAGCGAAATTCCGCCAGGCGCTCGCGAAGCTCCTGTTCGCAGTCGAGACTATTTGCCAGCGCGGACACGCGCCTCCGCTTTCTGCATGGCCAGTTTCATGCCTTCGCCGAGAGTCAAGGTGGCGTTCACTTGTAGAGGTTGATCGTGGAGATGGTTCACGGTATCGACGGGGCGGCCGAGATCGCGATCATCCAGATATTCGAGGGCCTGCCGGAGATCGGAAGTGTGGCCAAATTTTTCCGCCTTCTCCATCGCGATTTCAATCAATCGCACCCACTTCTCTTCCGCCTTGACCTTCGCCTTGATTTTGCGGGCGACATTGGCATCGACAGGACGTTCCGTTTTGCGCCGTCCCGCATTTTCTCGTTTTCCGCCTCGGGGCATCGGTATAGGGAAAATTAATTCAAAGAATCAAACCTAATCAAAGCCCAACTCCCACCGCTACCAGCTCATCAACCTGCTCTTCGCGCAGCTTCGCGTATATCAAAGTGTTGGCGCCATTGACATGGCCCGCGCGCCGCTGCACCGCGTTAAAGGGAAGAGTTTCAATGAGATGCGTACAGATGGAGTGTTTCAGGATGGTGGTTTTCGCTTTGTGGCGGGGGAGTCCGGCGGCGAGAGCGAGGCGAACGAGATGGCGCCAATAGGTCCATCGCGATCGCGGATAGAGTCTTTGATTTGGAGAAAGATTCAAAACCACTTTTTCAAGAACCTGGTGCTCATTGAAGAGTGGATCTTCGTGCTTGACAAAACGCTGCACACAGGGCTCCGATCCCTTACCACGGGAGTAGCGCACAAAACCGTCGGCGAGGTTATTCCCTGTGAGATGAACCATTTCGGAGTTGCGGCCAGCGTGCCAGTACTGAATCAGCATGAGCACATACACGGGAAAATCCGCGTCCCGCGCATGCGTAAAAAGCGTGCGCAATTCTTCGCGCGTGAGTGAAATCGGCTGCGCCGCGCCTTTTGATTTTCGCTTCATTATTCAAAAAGAATCAATTTTTGCACCCGAACAACGTCTTGGTGCAGGCCGCGCGACTAGATCACGCGCGTAAAACGATGCCGCGTCACGGCATCGCAGCCATCGCAATACAGCGCCGGCCGCAATTGAGAATCCCACGGTTGTCCCGTTCCCCAAGCGCGCAACGTTTTACAGTCGATGCAGCTCCAAATTTGCTGGTCGCGCTGGGGTAATTGCTTTTGTAAATTGGCCCCACAATGTTCGCAAATTTGAAAATTGAAGCTGGTCACAAAACTCACGCGAGAGTCGAGTTGTTCAATCGGATTAGCGGCGGCGCTCATGATTTTTACGGAAACAGATAACTGAAAAGAACTTTTACACCTTCCCAAGCCAGCCCAGTCAAGATCGAAGTCAGGGCAATGTTGACGATCCGATACCGGCTCAGCTGCGTTTTTAGTTGACCGAGAACGATGTCTTTGTGGCGGAGTTCCTGTTCGCAATGATGGATCTTCGTCCACGCCTGATTGATGGCCGCTTTCAATTTTTCGGGATCGTCGAGAGGATACTGCTTCGAGCGATCCAGGACGTTCATCGTACCCAACAGATGCGCCCGCTGAATCGGAGTGAGGTCGCTCACCGCTCGCTCCAAACATACTCGCCCAGCAACACCACAATTTCCCGGCGACGCACGCGACGCAACTGCGCCGGATTGGGATGCTGAAATTTAAGGCCAGAAATTTCCGCAGGCTCCAATTTTGCCGCTTTTCCCTCACCGTAATGAGGTTGCGGAAAATTCATCTTCACCGGATAAATCGAATCCGGCGCAAGCAGGCGATACAGGCGGCGCGAAAGTTTCTCGGCGCACAGGCGGCGCGCAAGTTCACGGCACACTTCCACGTCCACAAGAGTTTCATGAGGAGAGTCGAGAGATTCGTAGTGGGCTAAAAGTCGGGCTTGAGACACAAAGGGCAACGAGAAAAACGGGATCAGAGCGCCTGGCGCGCCGGTGCCTGGATGGGCTCTACCCTATCGCCCAAAGAGAAGAAGAAGCAAGTTACGAAAGAGATGGAGCTTTCGGGGATTGTTTGGCCCAGCGGGCTTGACTCGCACGGCGACAGGCTTCACTGCGCTCTTGCGGAGTGCGATTTTTGGCCGTGGCTTTCCCGCCTTTTCGGCCCAACGCCACGGCAGCGGGGTTTTTGCGCGTCATTACAACTGTTTTACCATACAATTCCAAAATCATTGCACACCGCTTTGCATTTTAATGAAAACAAAGACAATATAATCCTTGACAAACATCCGCAGCGGTGCGAAGATGAATTCAGTTCAGGAGAGAGAAGAAAATACAAAATGGCATCCTATCGTAAAGGAATTAATTACATCGCGCAGAGAAAGGGGACTATGAAAAAAGAAGAATTAAAGCGGATTCTTGATTTACACGCAGAGTGGCTACGTAATAGCAACCAGGGAAGCCGTGCTGTCCTGCGCGGTGCTGACCTGCGCGGTGCTGTCCTGCGCGGTGCTGACCTGCGCGGTGCTGTCCTGAGCGGTGCTGTCCTGCGCGATGCTGACCTGCGCGATGCTGTCCTGAGCGGTGCTGACCTGCGCGGTGCTGACCTGCGCGATGCTGTCCTGAGCGGTGCTGACCTGAGCGGTGCTGACCTAAGCGGTGCTGACCTGCGCGGTGCTGTCCTGAGCCGTGCTGACCTGAGCGGTGCTGACCTGAGCGGTGCTGACCTGAGCGGTGCTGACCTGAGCGGTGCTGACCTGCGCGGTGCTGTCCTGCGCGATGCTGTCCTGAGCGGTGCTGTCCTGAGCGGTGCTATCCTGCGCGATGCTGACCTGCGCGGTGCTGTCCTGCGCGGTGTAAAAATCAAAAGTTTGCGCGTCTATACAGGATTGTATTTTTATGAGATATGGTCCTGCGTCAGTATTGACAATGTTCCATACATACGTATGGGTTGTTTATATAAAACAGTCGAGGAGTGGGACAGAATTACCATTCGCTCTAGTAATCTATCTGAATTTCC